GTCTTGGCAACAATACGTTTTAACCTACGAACAAATGGACGCGGACGGATGGTTTCCGACCGTTGAAGAAGGAGTTTAGAAAATGGCAGCATCATTAAGCGATTTATTCGACGGAGCGCAAACGGCAGACGGAGCATCGGCAGCACAAGCAATTTCGGCGGGTGACTGGATGCTGGTTGTTCAGGGTACTTTAGACGGAGCCAAGGTTAATATCTCTGGCAATGTTTTCGATTCCAATTACGACCACATTGATGGCGGTTTGATTGTCGATAACCCCGGTTTCCGTGTGTTTCGTTTTTGTGCTGGAAACGTCAAGGCTCATGTTAGCAACGCTGGATCGTCTACTAGCGTCAAGGTCGGAATCCTACCAGCCCAGTAAGGTAGTTAAATGGCAATCATCCAAACCCCACAGATATCAAACGTAGTTGAGGATACGACTCCGCAATTCGGTGGGGATCTGGCTTCATGTTTGTTATGGCAGGAGGATTTCTGATGGCTGGTCCTGTATCTGGTTCCAATTATACATTTACATTGAGCCTATTCTCGCAGTCTACGGGCAACGTGATCCAGAACCCAACCATAGCGGCAGGTGACTTTAACATCAGCACTGACGGTGGTGCTTTAACTCCACTTTCAGCGACACCTACAGTGACCCCTGCAAACAGCTACATCGTTGAGTTCAACCTAACATCGGAAGAAGTAGGCACAGACCATTTTACGGTTGTCTGCGTTGATGCTGCTGGGTCGGAGTGGAAGGACGTTGTGTTCCACGAGACGGTTCAGGCTAAGAACGATACGGTTGATGTTGATGCGATTGCCGATGGTGTTTGGGATGAACCCTACGCAAGTCATACAGCAGCAGGCACGTTCGGTAAGCTGATGGACCTTTTGAGAAAAGCTAATCGAGCAATTGACGGAGGGGTTTCTGGGACTCCTACGACAACTGCTTTCGACACAAACATTACGGGGTATACGACGGGTGCGTTTGATTCGGAAGTGCTGGTGTTTGTCAGCGGTGCGCTTGAAGGAGAAGCTAGGCCTATTTTGTCTTACAGCGAAACCGATGGTCGAATTACTTTTGAGGAACCTTGGACCGCAGCACCGTCAGCATCAGACGAGTTTGTAATTTTGCCGTACCATGTTCACCCTGTCAGCGAAATTGTCGATGGTGTTTGGTCGGAGGCTCAAGCAGGTTACACAACCGATGGCACGTTTGGGTATTATTTAGATGCAAAAGTTTCCGAGTCGGGCGGAGGTGGTGGTTTGGCAATTTTAGACGCAGAGTTATCGAGTGTAACTGAAGTTGTCCTTTACGCAGAACTAAATTCAATAAAATACGAGGCTGAATTAGTACAATGACTGGTTGCTTAGAACAAGATTATTTATATGTCGGTCAAGATTGGGTACGCACTGTCCCATTAAAAGTAGATGGATTGCCATACAACATTGCTGGAGCTACTGTTACGGCTCAGCTTGTAAGCGTCTCTCGGACCAGTGCGACGACAAACGGTGCAGCGCAAAGTTGCACAGATTCGGGTGGAGCAAATTTTGCTGCTGGCGTTGTTGAGGTAATTTACGTTGATACAGTTACAACAGCGTTGACAGGTGGAACCTGGGCATTGGAAATTCTAGTTGTCGAATCGGGTGGTGACAAAAAGATATTTCATGCGACGACCCCAATAACAGTTGTCCCAACTGGTCAAGGGTAATGAAGGTATCTCGCATTTGTGCTTGTGGTGCAATAGTCAAGGGTTCTTGCAAGACCTGTGAAAAAAAGCGTAGGGTAAATGACAACAGGTTTCGTGGATCGCCGACTAGTCGCGGCTATGATTATTCCTGGCGTAAGTTGAGCGAACGGTTTCGGGCGCACAATCCACTTTGCCAGCGATGCGAAATCAAAGGCAAGGTCACTGTTGCTGAGGACGTACACCACATCAAGCCAATTAGGACACACCCAGAACTTCGTTTAGTATGGGATAATTTGATGAGTCTTTGCAGGGAGTGCCATAAGACTGTAGAAGGAGAAACAAATGGGTAGGAAACCATTAGCAACTGCCGTAAAGAAACATAAAGGCAGTTTTATTAATCAGCCAGGTAGAGAAAACAAAAACGAACCGCTCCCACCAAAGGGTTGGCCCAAAAAAACACCATTAGTTGCAGCAGACCCGTTAGCATCTGCAAAATGGGATGAAACATGCCAGTTACTGCAAGACATGAATGTGTTGACGAAAGCTGACAAAGACCTTCTCGAATTGTTTTGCATGAATTATTCGCAGTACATCGCATTATTGAAGAAGATACAAAAGATCGGTATTATCACTGAATTCACTAACCATCGGGGCGAGACAGTGATGAAGCGATCACCATACCAGGCTGAACTTGGTAAAATAACTGATCGTCAAGCAAAACTTTTAACAGAGTTTGGGCTGACACCATCGAGTCGTTCTAAGATTGCCACGGTTGGTAGCACGAAACCTGAAAGCAGTTTCGACAAATGGATTGAACGAGGCGGTTTGAATTGATTGACGTATTCAATGGATACGTTTCTGGGGTTACAAATGGCGAGATTACGGTTGGTAGATTTGTTCGACTCGCGGTCGAGCGACACCTCAAGGACGTAGCAAGACAGGGGACAGAGGAGTTCCCATATACATTCGACGAACATGCAGCGGCCCAGGCGATATCCGCTTTCCCTGCATTGTTTCGCCATACAATCGGAACTTACGCAGGAAGTCCTTTTGAACTTGCACCTTGGCAAGCCTTCATTATTGGTTCTATCTGGGGCTGGAAAGATAGAAATAATTTGCGGCGTTTTCGCCGTGCCTATGTAACGCTTGCACGTAAGAACGGTAAGTCCACCTTGGCCGCTGGCATTTGCATCCTGTTGGCTCAGTTCGATGGTGAGCAGGCGGCACAGGTCTTTATTGGTGCAACCAAGGTTGATCAAGCGAAGCTGATTTTTAACGAAGCATCGCGAATGATAGGTGCAAGTGAAAACCTACGCCACCTCGCGGATCGCCGTGTATTGCAAATCAATTTTGATTCCACTCATAGTTTTATACGACCGCTGGGTTCAGATAGAGCGTTTGATGGACTAAATCCAAGTGGGATTATTTTTGATGAGTTGCATGCTTGGAAAGAACAGCACAGAGCGTTTTACGATACTTTGACTACGGGTAGTGCATCAAGATCGCAACCGCTTCGGTTCACCATCACCACAGCAGGTGACACGAACAGTTTGTTGTGGATCGAGGAAGAGACGATTGCTAAATCGCTGGTAGAGGGTACTTACGAAGAGGAGAGTTACTTTGCCTATATTGCAACCTTGGACAAGGAAGATGATCCATTTGATGAGGCTAACTGGCCTAAGTCCATGCCCAATCTCGGAATATCCGTATCAGCAGATTATGTGCGAGAGCAAACACGAGAAGCAAAAGTATCCAAGGTCGCAGAGAACAGGTTCAAAAGGTATTTCGCCAATGTGCAAGTCTCTCCCAACGAGGCAGCGATCGAACTTACCAAATTTGATTCATGCGAAGGAGAACTTTCTGACTGGCTACAAGCAGATGTCGTCACTTGCGGAATCGACATGGGAGGACGCAATGACTTAGCTGCACTCGCCTACTGTGCCAGGTTTGCCGATGGCGAAAACGAGGATGGTGAGAGGCAGTATCGTTACGAGATAAAAACCAAGGCGTACATGGACTCCGATACGTCTCGGGATTTAAGCGAAATGCCTTGGTTGCAATGGAAGGACAACGGATTGTTAAATGTTGTTCCGTATGTCCATACAGCGATTTACGATGAGGTAATGCAAGAATTTCCTAAGTTGCTTGGCAAGCAGGTTGGTTTCGACCCTTGGTCAACCCAGCAACTCGCAGAGCAACTAGACCAAGAGGGATTTCAATGCATCGTGATTCAGCAGAACAGGTTTAAGTTGCATGAGCCTACGACGTTACTGCTGGATTTGATCGAAAAGAAAAAGATAAAGCATGATGGCGATTCCATCTTGCGTTGGTGCTGCGGTAACATGGTCTTAAGCATTGACAACGCTTCGAGGATTATGCCTGACAAAAAGAATTCAAGCGAAAAGATTGACTGTGCAGTCGCTGCGATCATGGCGTTAAAGCTGGCATCGTTAGCTCCAGAATCACCACGAGGACCATTGTTCATTACATAATATGGCTACATCATTACGAAATCCCGCCAAGTGGTTGTTAGACTTCTTCGGCGGTGGAAACAGCGTCCGAGTCACTGAAACATCTATATTGGCAAGTCCAACTGTGTGGTATTGCATTTCCACAATTGCTGGAGATGTAGCAAAGATGCCACTCGAAGTCAGGCGTCAGGACACGGAGGGTGGTCACGAATTATATAAGCGACATCCTGCTTATAACATGTTGACCCAGCAGAGCAATGAATGGCAAACCGCAGATTGTTTCAAGGAAATGATTACTGCTCACGCACTGGGCTGGGGTAATGGCAGGGCAGCAATTGTCAGGCAAGGTACTCGACCTGTTGAGTTGATACCGCTGATGCCAGATAGGTCAGAGACGCTTATGGTTCAAGGTGAAGTCTATCATGTGACGATGCCAGAAGAGGATGACCCAATCCTTTTTAAGCAAGTCATTGAGGAGACGCCATTGATTGAACTTTTGCAGCATCGCGATGTCGTTGTTATGCATGATAGTGAAGTGCTGCATTGCAAGGGCTTCGGTTACAACGGTTATGCTGGCCTGAGTGTTGCAAGGGTTTTGAAAGATACTCTTGGAATTGATTTGCAGGCACAGAAGTACGCTAACAACGGTATGCGTAAGGGTTTTGCAGGCGAAGTAATGCTCGAAGCACCAGCGGGTATGTTTCGAAACGAAGATGACGCTAAAGCATTCCTAGATGGTTTCCGAAAACGCCACGAGCGAGGTCAGGACGGAGAAACCGTTGGTTTGTTGCGTGAAGGCATTAAGGCTAACGTAATGAATATGTCACCTGCCGACTCGCAGTTTTTGGAGCAGAGGTCATTCAGCAGGCAAGATATCGGCATGATCTTTGGTATGCAGAGTTTGCCATTCGATGACACTGCAACATCCTACAATTCGCTGGAGCAAAAGCAGTTAGCGTATCTTGCTAGTTGCTTAGATCGTTGGCTTACTCGCTGGGAGTTCCAGTGTGACATGAAATTGCGAAGCGAGCCTGAAAAGCGTGTCGACTCGGTTCATTTCAAATTTGATCGTGCGACTTGGTTGCGAACTGATGCTCAAACAAAGCAGGAGGTTTTAAGTGGGCTGATTAGTTCTACGATCGTTAATCGAAATGAAGCTCGTTTAGCCTGGGGGCTGAATCCAGTTGAGGGTGGCGATGAATTCTTAAATCCTTTCACTACGACCGAGGGTGGTGTTGAGGTGGAAGAGGTTGATGAAGTTG